TCCCCTATCGGTGCCGCTATCATTGCGGCAGGTATGGCAATCTTTAAATATTGGCAACCGATCAGCTCATTCTTTAGTGGATTTTTAAGCGGGCTACAATCAGGATTACAACCCGTCATAGACAAATTCAAGCCGCTTGTCGGTTGGATTGAAAGTGCTTTTAACTGGTTCACTAACCTACTTGCGCCAGTACAAAGCACAAAAGAAGATTTAGATGCTGCCGCTAGTGCAGGTAAGAAATTCGGCGAATGGCTTGCAGCAGGGATTGATTTAGTGACAAAACCTTTGCAATGGTTGATGGATGGCATTAAGTGGGTGCTTGATAATATGCCAACGCTTGAAGGCATTGGGAAAACAATCGACGCAGCAAAACAAAAAGTGTCAAATGCCACAGCTAATGCCATGAATAACAGCGCTGCAGGAAACTATTTCATGACAGGTGCAGGACTAGACGTGCCAAATGTGAATAGATGGTCAGGCGGTTACGCGGGGAATGGCGGGAAATATGAGCCTAAAGGCATTTTCCACGGTGGCGAATACATCATGACCAAAGAAGCCACAAGCCGTCTTGGCGTGGCAACGCTGAACGCCTTAAACTACGGGAAACAAGCCTTAATTGCGGGCGGTTTAGGTATCGGACTTGCCACAGCCGCACCAATTCAGGTGGATAACAGACCGCCAATTTCTGCACGTCCAAGCATCAGCCAAACCATGCAACCAATGGCGGTCAATATCACCATTAATGCACAAGCAGGGCAAAATGAACGACAAATCGCCCAACTTGTTGCCGCCGAGCTTGAACGAATCAACCGACAACAACAAGCAAGGGCAAGAAGTCGAATGACAGATCGAGCATAAAAAACAAAAGGGCGAAAGCCCTTTTTTGTTACCCCATTTTTCACACTCCCCCACACTCGCAAAATTAAACAAACTCACCAAAAATAGGGGCAATTATTACAAGTAGAAATCCGCCCATGTCAGCCGATAACAACCGCAGAATTGAAAGCATCATCCGCTTTGGCTTAATTGCCGAAGTCGATCATGCACAAGCGAAAGCACGGGTAAAGTGCGGTGAAATATTAACGGATTTTATACCATTCATCACAATGCGATCAGGTACGACAAAAACATGGTCGCCGCCAACACAAGGCGAACAATGTGTCATCTTGGCGGCAAGCGGTGAACTGACAACAGCGTGCATCATCACAGGGCTTTACACTCAAAACAGTCCAAGCCATTCAGCCGATGAACACGTGATCGAATTTGCCGATGGCGCAAAAATCACATACAACCAAGCCAACAGCGATTTGGTTGTGACAGGAATCAAAGCCGCCAACATCAAAGCCGCGAATCAAATCAATATTGACTGCCCCACTGTCAACATTAAAGGCAATGTAAATATTGATGGGAAAGTGACATCAACTGGCGACATGATAGCGGGCGGAATTAGTCAGATGACGCATAAACACAAAGATGTGTCGAAAGGTAAAGATAAAACTGGAGAGCCTGAATAATGAATCGATTTACAGGCGAGAAAATCACAAGCGAAACGGAACACATCAAACAGTCAATTGCAGACATTTTATTGACGCCAATCGGCTCACGTTTACAACGCCGAGATTATGGCAGTCGTATTCCGGAACTCATTGACAGACCAATGAACCACGCTTTGTTGCTCCAACTTGCCGCAAGTGCGGTGATGGCATTGCACAAATGGGAACCACGCGTGACGATTAGCCAATTTAAACCACAACTTACAGAAAACGGCATCACTTGCTCCATTGTGGGCAGAACAAAAAATCAAAACAACGTCATCAATTATGATGATGTATGGCTAGGCGGTAAGAATGAGCGAATTAGTTGATTTATCAAAACTGGACGCACCAAAAGTTTTAGAAGATCTTGATTTTGAAACATTGCTTGCGGAAAGAAAACAAGAATTCATCAATTTATTTGACGAATCTGAACGCCCATTTTGGCAGTCTCGTTTAAGCCTAGAAAGCGAACCAATTACAAAACTCTTGCAAGAAGTCGTGTATTTGCAACTGCTTGAACGCACCCGCATTAATCAAGCGGCACAAGCAACAATGCTTGCTTATGCAACAGGAAGCGATTTGGATGTGATTGCCGCAAACTACAACGTAAAACGCCTACTTATCCAAGCAGAAGATAACTCGACGACACCACCTAAGCCCGCAATCTATGAAGATGATGCGGAGTTACGATTAAGAACACAGCTTGCCTTTGAAGGAATGTCAGTGGCCGGACCAAGAAGCGCTTATGTGTTTCACGCCTTATCCGCTCACGCTGATGTGGCGGATGTGTCCGTCGTCTCACCTGAACCCGCCAATGTTACCGTCACGATTTTAAGCCGAACAGGACAAGGCGTCGCAAGTGAAACCGTATTAAAAGCCGTCCGCGAAAGATTGAACGATGAAAACATCCGACCAATCGGGGATCGTGTAACAGTGCAAAGTGCAGTGATCCAAACCTACGAAATCCGAGCAAAATTGCATTTATATCGCGGCCCAGAATATGAAGCGATAAAAGCAGAAGCGATGAAAAAACTCAACGCATATGCTGCAGAAAAACGCAGACTAGGGCGAGACATTAGCTTATCGGGAATTTATGCCGCACTGCACCTTGAAGGCGTTCAGCGAGTGGAATTAATTGCGCCAACAGCCGATATTGTTTTGCCTAGCTCAAAATCAGGCTATTGCACAAATATTAATATTGAGATTGTAACAAGTGATGATTACTAGTCACCTATTGCCAACAGGATCAACAAAACTGGAAAAACGAGCCGCAGAAATTTTAAAAAGTGCGGTTGAAAATCCAGTCATTATTGCTGACTTGATAAACCCTGATAAATGCCCATCGGAGCTTCTTTCCTATTTGGCTTGGGCATTTTCGGTGGATAAGTGGGATGAAGATTGGAGCGAAGAAGTTAAACGCATTGCCATTAAACAATCTTTTTTCGTGCATAAACACAAAGGCACCATTGCCGCCGTAAAACGAGTGATCGAACCAATAGGCTATCTTGTTGAATTAAAAGAATGGTTCAATCAAAAACCGCAAGGTAAAGCAGGCACGTTTAGCATTACCGTGGAAGTGCCGGAAACAGGATTGAATGAGCAAACTTACAACGAATTAGTGCGATTAATTAATGATGTAAAACCTGTTTCACGCCATTTATCACAGCTCGCCATCGCCATTTCACCAACTGGCACAATGAATACATTCTTTGGGCAACAAACTGGCGAAATCGTCAGTGTTTACCCTATTTAAGGATTTATATGACAGCACAATATTTCACAGTATTAACCAACTACGGCACACAAGCTTTTGCAAAAGCCATAGCAACTAATCAGCCGCTTAGATTATCAAGCTTTGCAGTGGGCGATGGGAACGGACAAGCCGTTACACCAACGGCAGACCGCACAGCATTGGTGAAAGAGACACACCGAGCCAATGTCAGTGCCGTGTCACTCGATCCACGCAACAACAAGCAAATCATCATTGAATTAACAATACCGGAAGATGTGGGCGGGTTTTATATCCGAGAAATGGGGGTTTTCGACAGCGCAAACAAATTAGTGGCTTATGCCAATGCGCCTGAAAGTTTTAAGCCAACACTTGAAAGCGGAAGCGGCAAAGTGCAAGTGTTGCGGATGATTTTAAAAGTCAGCAATTCACAAGCCGTTACATTAAGCATTGATAATTCTGTAATTTTTGTTACACGTCAGCAATTTAATCCGAAAAAAATTACATCATCAACCACAAATGGCTTTGATGAAAGCGGACATACACACGAAATCGAAAAAGCCGATACAACAAAAGCAGGTATTGTGCAACTCACTGATGACACGGGGCTTGATAGTGACAAATTGGGATTGTCTGCAAGAGCCGGTAAAAAACTTGCACAACTCATCAGCACGGTTCAACTCGCACTTGGAAATTACATTCAAAACAGCAAAAAATCAAATTCAGTTACTAGCAACAGTAATGACAATGTGGCGACATCGTCAGCCGTCAAAACAGCTTACGATAAAGGCGTTGAAGCAAAAACGGCAGCAGATAATGCCCAACGAACAGCAAACGATGGCGTGTCAAAAGCGAATAACGCCCAGCGTTCTGCAGATGATGCCAACACTAATGCAAACGGAAGAGTGTCGAAAAGTGGCGATGCGATTGACGGCGATTTAAGAATTAATGGTCAGAATGGGAACTGGAGTAAACTTCAGCTTGGATCACAAAGAGGCGTTTGGTCGTTAGAGGTTCACCCTGAGTCTCACAATGTAGCCAATCGCCGATTTAACATGAAATACACAGGCGACTCAAATGTATTCTTATCATTCCCGACAATTGGCGATAATGGCGAAATAGTCGCATATAGAAGTTGGGTTGAAGAACGCACAACGCCGTGGGACAAGATTGGTGGGAAACCAGCATTCGCGACTAGATGGCCAAACGCAGCGGAACAAGGCTATTCGCACTCATTAGGTCGAACAGGTTGGACAAAGCTCCCTAGTGGGTTAATCATTCAATGGGGCGAAGTAAACGGAATGGGCGTTCATAAATTTCCGATTGCGTTCAACAATGTTGGACAAGTCTTTATTTGCGAGCGTTCTTATAGTGACGATGGGGAAATTGTTGTTGTCCGAGATGTCAATAATACATCATTTAGAGCGTGGGCAAGAAAGGATATGGGTGCTTTTTTATTCTTTGCGATTGGGAGTTAAATAGATGGCTTATTTTTATGACGCAAAAGCCGATGTGTTTTATAACGATAAAGTAAATAACATCACAGAAAATATGATTGAAGTATCAGAAGATGATTTTATCCGTTTAATTGACGCAAGAAATCGAGGATGTTTGCTTTTTATTAATAACACTGGACAGATTGAAGCAACTACGGAAAGACCAACGCCATCACATGAGTGGAACGGTAAAGCATGGATTATTTCAACAGAAAAACAAGAAGCTATTTTTATCAAAGAAAAAGAAGCGCTATTAAATAGATTAGCAGATAAAGCAGATGAGATTAAAACAAATCTTCTTGTTGGTTATCCGCAAACAGAGATTGAAAGCTTTTATCGACAAGAGAAAGAGGCTTTAGCGTGGAAGGCTGATAAAAATGCCGATACTCCAATGCTTAAGCAGGTCGCAAGAGTGCGTGGCGTTCCTTTTGAAGTATTGGTTGAGAAAGTTATCGAAAAAGCATCACAGTTTGCGGTTGCTATCGGCGTGATTATTGGGAAAAGACAGGCGTTTGAAGATCGATTGCTGGCAACAAAAACCATAGAAGAACTGACCGCACTTGAAAAGGAAATTGAAGAATGGAAATTCCAAGCAAATTAAAACTCTACGCCTATCACAATATAATTGCTATCGATCAGTTGTTCAACGCATTAACAGGCGGTGCGGCAGACGAAACGCTATCAAGTCGCACTTATCGAGGCGCGATATTAGCCGAACAACCAAAAAAACGGTGGCGTGTACTCTATCGTTTTATTAATTGGCTGTTTAGAGATAAAAACCATTGCAAAACTGCATATGAAAGCGAAATAAGCGGCAAACAGCGCGATTATCGGTTCAATCAAGGGGATGCAAAATGAGTGAAATAATTTTTAATTGGATTCGTGGGGATGATGAATTCGAAACGCTCATTTTTAATAATGATGACGACACCCCAATGGACTTTACAGGGAGCCAATTTGATTTGCATATCGTGCCGGAACGAAGTCAAGCAGAAACCATTAAACTATCAACATCAAATGGCTTAAAGGTGAAAGAAAACGAAATCACGCTGCATGTGTCGCACGATCAAACAGAAAATGCAGATTGGGCTGTGGCGAGTTGGGATTTGCAACAAACTGACAAAAACGGATTAATTAGCACCCTTTGCGGTGGCAAAGTGCGGTTAAAACGGGATGTCACAAGGGGGTGAAATGTGTATAAAAACTAAGGCGAAAGCCAAACACAAAGTGACACTCAAGCCTAAACAACAACACAAAATCACCGTTCAAAAAGGATATGCCAATATAGGCGGTGATCTTGACACAAGCAAATTACCAAACATCAACGAATTAATTATTCACTACAACATCGGAGCGCTTTAATGGCAAGACAAGAATTTAATCAAACAATCACAGAATTTGCTGAATTTGTCGGCATGAAAGATAAAGAGATTGTAAAGCTAATCGGCAATCTTCAAACACTAAACACAACAGAAAAAACATCACTTGTCGGCGCAATTAATGAATTGTTCCAATCTGTCAGAAGTTTATCAGGCAGTGCGGCAGGCATTAATGATAGTGCGACAAATGAAACATCAACATTGTCAGCGAAAAAGATTATTGAGTTAGTTAATCAAGCAAAAACCGAAGCGAAAAGCGAAATCTTAGGCGGTAATGTTGCAGCTGAATTAGATACTATTAAAGAGCTTGCAGACGCACTGAATGGCATGAAAACGGGCGAAGATGGCTTGAGTAAACTCATTCAAAAAATCTCTCAAGCGAATGAATCCTTAAATGCTATCAATCAGAAATTCACCGCACTTGACAATGTAAACCTAAAAGAAGCTTACACTCGAGGTTACAATAAATAATGACATTTCAAGCGAACATATCAGAATTCGCTGAATTTGTAGGAACTGAAATTAAGCGAATTGAGAAGAAAATTCCAGAGGGTGGTGGCAGTAGTCAATCAAGCGGTTCATCAATAATCACTGGAAATGGACGACCTGATAAGCCTGACACAACAGGCGATGTATTAAATGGCGTTGCAAATAAGATTAAAGGTAACGAGCCGAACGGAACTATTTATAGTTCATTAAATGGCAGTGGAGTTGGTGCTTACCTGTGGCAGAAACAAAATAATAAATGGGTTGTTATCTCTGGGGATACTGGCTCAAGACAAATGTCAAAAGATAGTGTGAATGTTAAACAGGGGTATATATCACTAAGACGAGTAAACAATACAGTGGAGTGTTCATTTAGTAAAGGGACGTGGGATACTATTTCTTTTTGCGGGAGTGGTAACCCTAAATTTATACGAAAAAACCACACCAAACGAATGGATATTCTACCTCGTTCAAAAATACCACTCGGCTTCCGTACTAGCGTTCCTATTATGCTTCCTTTTTATGATGATGACGGTAACTATGTTGCGGTAGTGTATGTTGGTAGCAGAGCTGACAGCAATTACATTGAGTTACGATTCAAGGACAGCTTACCAACAGCAGACCTTAATTATATGAGGATGCCTGTTATCAGTTGGATAACAGACGAGCCATTCCCTGACACTCTGCCTTAATTTAAATAAAGTGCGGTCAATTTTGGCCGCATTTTGTTACCCCGTTTTTCACACTTCCAACCGCTCGCACTGCTCCATTCTCTCGATCACAATAAAGACATTATTTAACCAATAGAAACCATAGGGCTAAAATATGTCTGATGAATATCTCCATGGGGTCAAGGTGACGGAAATTGCCGAAGCCTTGCGAACACTCACCACATCATCCACTGCCGTGATCGGTTTAGTGGCAACGGCAGCAGATGCAGATGCAACTGTTTTCCCACTCAATAAACCCACTCTTTTAACAGGTATCACCGCCGAAGTCCAAGCGAAAGCCGGTAAACAAGGCACATTATCCCGTGCGTTAGATGGCATTGCGGACATCGTAAATTGTAAAGTGGTCGTCATTCGAGTAGAAGAAAACGAAGATGAAAGCACCATGAAAGCAAACGTCATCGGTACAGTGGACAGCGAAGGCAATTACACTGGCTTAAAAGCGTTCTTGGTATCTGCTGCCGTTTGTGGCGTGAAACCGCGTATTTTCTGCGTGCCGAAGTATGACAGCCAAGATGTTACCACCGAGCTTTTAAGCGTGGCGAAAAAACTGAATGGCTTTGTGTATGCATCGTGCGGATCAGCAAAAACCAAAGAAGAAGCGGTCACTTATCGCCGTAATTTCTCACAGCGTGAATTAATGCTGATTTTCGGTGACTTCTTATCGTTCAACCCAAACACCAAAGCAACCGAAGTGGATTATGCAGTCGTTCGTGCAGCGGCAATGCGTGCGTATCAAGATAAAGAATACGGCTGGCACACTTGCATTTCTAACAAAGGTTTAACTGGTGTGACTGGCGTGACTAAACCACTTTCATTTGACATTAACGACAGTGCGACAGATGTCAATTACTTGAACGAACAAGGCATCACCTGTTGTGTCAATCATAATGGCTTCAAGTTATGGGGCTTGCGCACCTGTTCAGCAGACAAGTTATTCATCTACGAAAACTACACCCGCACCGCACAAGTGTTGAAAGATACTATCGCACAATCATTTGATTGGGCAGTAGATAAAAACATCAGTGTGATGTTGGTGAAAGAAATCGTGGAAGCGATCAATGCGAAATGGCGTGAATATGTGGCGAAAGGTTACTTAGTCGGCGGTAAAGCATTTATCAATTCATCTCTGAACACTGCCGCCACATTAAAAGATGCAAAATTGCTTGTATCTTATGATTACTGCCCTGTTCCGCCATTAGAACAATTAGGCTTTAACCAATACATCAGCGATGAATACCTTGTGGAATTCGCTGCAGAGATTGCCAAAGTAGGAGCATAACAAATGGCTTTACCACGTAAATTAAAACTCATGAACTTCTTGGCAGACGGTAATTCTTACCGTGGCCAAGTCACCGAAATTACCCAACCTAAATTGGCAATGAAACTGGAAGAATACCGTGCAGGCGGCATGATTGGTCCAGTGAAAGTGAATTTAGGCGTGGAAGGCTTGGAAGCGCAATTCAAAATGGGCGGTTATATGACCGAACTCATTAAAGAATTTGGCGGCAAAATTGACGGTTCAGCATTACGTTTTGCGGGTGCATACCAACAAGACGACACCGAAGAAGTCACCGCCATTGAATTGATTATGCGTGGTCGTTTCAGCGAAATTGACAACGGCACAAGCAAATCAGGCGATGACACCGAACAAAGCTACACCGTGCCATTAACCTATTACAAAATCATCGAAAACGGCAAAGATTTGGTCGAAATTGATTTACTCAACTCAATCTTTATTGTCGGCGGCACTGACCGCTTGGCAGAACACCGTTCAGCGATTGGCATCTAATCACCACCTAGCCCCGCAAGGGGCTTTTATTAAATCACTCCCCCACGCTTAAAGCGTGGCATTTTTAAAGGTATAAAAAATGAAAAACGAAAACAGCAAAGTGATCACATTAACCAATCCACTTGTGCGTGGCGAAACCAAAATCACCGAAATCACCGTCAACAAACCCACTGTGCCGGCATTAAAAGGCTTGAAAATGTTTGATGTGTTGCAAATGGACGTGGACGCATTACAAGTGTTGCTCACTCGCGTGACAAATCCTGTGTTGCACAAATCCGACTTTTCCACAATGGAAGTGGCAGACTTCACCGAGCTTGCGGCGGTGGCTGTCGGTTTTTTAGGGAAGAATTCGGAAGCGGAAGCGACCGAATAATGATTGCCGCCACGGTAGAAGATGCCATGGCGGACATTGCACTAATTTTCCATTGGCAACCACAAGCCTTTGAGCAAATGACATTTGCCGAATTAATGACATGGCGAGAAAAAGCAAGGGAACGAAATGAAACAGAAGCTGATTGATTATGTATTAAATATGCCGCGGCATATTGTATGGCGTGGAATCTTTATTCTTTCCATTGCCTTTTGGTTACTTGTGATTTTCGGCATTGCCTTTCTCTTTCGCTAATTCACCAAGTGCGGTCAGAAATCACGGGATTTTTTGACCGCACTTTTCTTTAGGAATAAATTATGGCCACGATTTTAATCTTCTTTTTCTATTTTTTGTCAATCATCACAGCAACAGTTTGCGCCACGTTTTTGATGTATCACAACATTAATGGTTGGGGTTGGATTATCGCCATCGCCATTGCATTAACATTTATCCAACTACACATAAAGGAACACTAGCATGTTTCAAAACTTTGCCTTGGCCGCACTTGGGATGTTTGTTTTTACACGGCAAACTGTGCCTTTCCAAAGCTTAGACCGCACATCAACGTGGCGACATCCAACCAATGCGATTGTGGGCGCAATGCCGAAATCACAATTCACCGGAAAGGAAAGCGAAACCGTGACAATCGGCGGGCGACTTATCCCCGAAATCACGGGCGGCAGATTTTCCATTAAAGCATTGGAATTAATGGCAGACAGTGGCGGCGCATTTCCTCTGATTGATGGTGCAACTTTTGAGATTATCGGCTTTTTTGTAATTGAAAATATCCAAGAAACCCGCACCGAATTCTTTGGTGATGGCGCACCCCGTGCCATTGACTTCACGATGAACCTTAAACGCACTGACGATCCGATGTTGATTGCCATTGCAGACAGTTTGATGAGTAATCTTTAATGTTAGGCTTAGACTTTAACGACAATCACCGCACCCCCGCTTTTAAAGTGGTGATCACCACGAAAGACAACAAACAGCAAGACATCACGCAAGTGGTATCAAGCCGCTTGATCAATCTGTCTTTAACCGATAATCGCGGATTGGAAGCTGACACGCTCGACTTGGAATTATCCGACCATGACGGCAAACTGGCTTTGCCGCCACGCAATGCCACAATAAGCCTTGCCCTTGGTTGGAAAGGTTCGCCGCTGATTGACAAAGGGAAATATTCCGTCGATGAAGTGCAGTTTTCGGGCGGTGCATCATCTGCCGACAAGCTCACCATTCGGGCAAGAGCGGCAGATTTAAAAGGCACGTTCACCGAACAAAAAGAGCGGTCATTTCATCAAAAGAAATTGGGCGAAATCGTCAACGAAATTGCACAAGGAAACAAGCTCAAAAGCCAAGTGGCGAAAGAGCTTGCAAGCCGATTAATCGACCACATCGACCAAACCAACGAAAGCGACATTAATTTGCTGACACGCCTTGCCGAAGAACACGGGGCAATGTGTACGGTGAAAAATGGCACGTTGCTATTTATGCCATTAGGTAAAGGGAAAACCGCCACAGGGAAAGATATTCCACTGCGTAAAATCACCCGTAAGAATGGCGACAACTACAATTTTTCTATTGCAGAGAGTGAAAACTACAAAGCCGTGCGAGCGTATTGGCACGATACGGACAGCGGCAAGCGTGGCGAAATCACGGTGGATGAAAACACCAAGATTGTGAAAAAACAGCGAATGACAAAAGGCAGAACGCTGAAAAACGGCACAGTGAAAGGCAGACGATTAAGCAAGCGCAAATACAACGAAATTGAGCAACAAGAACCCATTACAAGTGACAGTTCTCAAATAAAATCACTGCGACACACTTACGCAAGCGAAAAAACCGCCATTACTGCCGCCAAATCCGCCTTTGATAAGTTAAAACGTGGCGTGGCAACATTTAGCCTTAGTCTCGCCTTTGGTGAACCTGATTTAATGCCAGAAACGCCGATTGAACTTTCAGGCTTTAAAGCTGAAATTGACGCAACAAATTGGCTGATCACAAGAGTGACGCACAACCTTTCAGATGGCGGATTTACCAGTCAAATTGAATGCGAATTGAAAGTGGAAGATGAAGAAGTGGACGTGAAAAAGGTGAAAAAATAAAGCCCTCAAATGAGGGCTTATATTATGGATTTTTATTTAATAGCATTTTCATAATTTGCGACACTCGCTTGTTTGCCTGTTCTCTTTGAACGGTAAGAATTACAAAGGCAACAAATAGCACAAAATTTGAAATCACAAAGATTACCATGCCATGTTTTGAATCGTAGAAATTAGAGCTTATATTAATAATAAGATTGAATACCCAACTTAATAGCAGTGATGTTCGCCAAGTTCCATAAGAATCATAACTACTCTTTTCTAAATTATAAAGATTAAGTAAGTCATTGTTTGTCATAAGCACCCCGCACATAAATAAAATGTAGCATTATTATATAATATCAAAGGGGCCATATTCTGGCGTTTGCTTGTTGTCTTTTTCTTCACTGGCTTGCGACTTTAAAGACTTAATTTCATCTAAGATAACATTATTCTGCTCTTTGAGTTCTTTTAATTCTTCTTGTTGTTGCTCAATCATCTCTATCATTTGTTCTTGTTGGTGATCATCAAATATATATTCAAGCCCTTTTCCACCTGCAAATTCCAAGATGCAATACAATACCGGAATCAAAACAGAAATGGCTTTCTGGTTGTTTTGATATATTTGATAGATTGCCAACCACAGGGAATCAAGAGTATCTTTAAAAGAATGAGTTTGATCATCTTCGATTTGCTCAAGATTTTTTATATTAATAAGCAAAGAATTGAAGGCATCTTCTGATGCTGCATCATCAATGTTTAATGCTGCCTTAAGTTGAACAAGCACATCTTGAATCTTTTTTATTTCAGGCGGTAAAGAAAAACCGATTAATTCATTGCTAAAAGTATGGAACGCAGTCAATTCTTTTATGTTAAGCAATTCTGGGATTGGTGGGAGTAGACTGAAACTATCAGTGCCTGAAAAATTTTGCACCTTAACAATATTTTTTTGTAAAGCGGCAATATTACTCGGCAAACTATACCCAATAATATTGCCATTTAGCGTTTTAATTGAATCCATATTTATTTTCGGCAGACATTCTCACAAGGCACACCATCGTGGTCACGGTCCAATCGGCTTTCACCACATTCATTTAAATGGAATTTAGCTTCAGCGCAAGAAGTCATCTCTTTGCAATATTTACTATCAGCACAACTAAACTGTTCCGCATCCGCTTTTTTACTTTTGGCAAAAGTTGCTGTTGAGAAAGCAAAGGAAAGTGCGGCTAGAATTAGGATAAGTTTTTTCATTATTTCCGCTCCCACAATTCAAAATAAGGCGGTTTTTTGTATTTTTCGCTTGCTCCATCTTTCGTGTAGATTTCGTTACATTCTTTTTGCCCACCGTTGAAGATATACGCCCGCCATTCTACAAGCGTAGTGACTTTAATTTTCTTCACGGGGTATTTCTTCCACGGTTTCGGATTTAAGTGCATATTCATGCATGCTTCACTAAAAATAATGCTTGATCCTAATACTTCGGGAATTGGCTCATCAAAATTCATTTTGATGGATAGCACGCTATCAGTGAGATCTATGTCGCGCGATAAATCTACCACATTAATGCCTTTAAATTGAGAGTAGATTTCTTTCGGCACAGGCGCAGAAAGAGAGGTCAAAGGCAACGATAAAAGTCCGATCAAAAACAGAATAGATTTTTCCATTTGCTTTCCTCAGGTCATTTTGGTTATTTTATTATTAAATCATCACCACTTCCGCCACTTCATCGGCATGCTGAATACTACTCTGCCGTGGATAAATACATCGTCATCTTGCGTGAATGTCCATTCTTTGTATGTTGGGTTGTCGGAAATGACGAGCATTTCTTTTCCCACTTTTTGCAAACGCTTAATGAATGTTTGGCCGTCAAAGGTGAAAACATAAAGACCATCGGCGGCAAAGTAATTTTCGGAAATATCCACATAAAGCAAATCACCGCTTTCAAGGGTTGGCGCCATGCTATCCCCTTTCACTGTGATCAACTTCAAATGTTTTGCATCAGCACGTCCGAATTGTTGACGGAAGAACGTTAAATCAAATTCTTGTGAAAGCAAGCCTTGTTCGGTTGGGCTTAAATATGCCCCGTTTCCGGCACTCGCTTCCACGTCCAAAATATCAATCCGCACTGTGTTTGGGTTTTGCGGTTCGCTCACTTCTACAATGCGATAAGACGGATCAGGGTCGCCTTCACCTGTTTTTAACCAATGCGGGTCCACATTAAGTGCGGTCGCAATTTCTAAGATTTTTTTAGGGTTTCTAGTTTCGCCACTCAAAATCTTAAAAACAGAAGGCTGCTTAATGCCGATTAATCTTGCCAATTCCGCTTGGGATATGCCTTTTTCATACATTAATGAAGTTAAGCGTTCAGATAAAGTTGCCATAATTTCTCCTATATTTTGATTTTATAACTAAAGCTATAGAAAATAAATTTTCATTTAGCTATTGACTATAGATAGTTAAACCTATAATCTATAGCTAAAACTTAGTTATAGGAAATTATTTATGAATGTTTTTATAGTTAAAGCAATAGAAAAAGCTGGCGGGCAATCAGCATTAGCTAAAAAATGCGGCGTTAGTCAGCCAACCGTAAACCAGTGGCTAAAGGGTGGAAAAATGGATGTGAAATATATTCCCGCCATTATCAAAGCAACAGAAGGCAAAGTAAGAGCCGAAGATTTACGCCCTGATGTGGATTGGGCAGTGATTAGAAACAGTTAAGGTGGTGAATGTGAACGTAGATCATAAATGCGCAAATTGCGGAAGTAACAACATCCGTGTGCGAACTTCCGAAAAGATCGGTTTATTGTCAATCGACGTGTTGGCTTACTGCAACAACTGCGGCACAGAATTAAGAGTGCAAAGCCAAATTACAAGAGTAAGAACGCCAATCTATAACGACCGTCCAGAAGCATTAAGTGCAAATAAGCCGTTAAATCAGATTGACGAGCGTCAGCAAGAAATCGACATCTAGTCTTTAATTTTCATCAATATTTTTAAACACAGTCGTTTGAAGAAATTCATGCGACAGGATTTTTGCAACCAAAATTTAGGGAGAACAAGGAAATGGCACGTAAAAACTATGTGTACGACAACGGCAAAACACACAAAGAACGTGTGAATGTGTATCAGTTGGAAAAACGTGTGAAAGCGTTGGAAGTGCAGAACCAAGCGATTAAACGTCATCTTCAACATCAAATCAGCTTAAACCAACAACAAGTGCTATTGAATGAAACACTTTCCGACCGTGCGGCACTGCTTGAAAAAGCCAGTTGGAACAAGCAAGGAATGTTTGGTCGTTGGTTAAGTTGGGTTCAAGGCAAATAAACAAGGGGGCGTGTGATGTACGTTTCAGGCAAAGAAAGTGCGGCGGCAAAATTCTGCCAAGCCAATCAAATCACCGTTGAATCGGTGCAAAGTTGGGGCGATTGCCGCCATGTGATCGGCAAAAGCCGTTTCCGTGTGGAATATGCCTTTAATAACCTTTCAAAAGGTGAGAAAGAGATTCTATTAGCGATGGCAGAACTCGACATTGATGATTTAGTTAGCACCACATTTTCAGGCGAGAAACTACACCACTACACCGAAAACGGGCAACGCAAAATCGCCAAGGCGTTTCGCAAGGTGCGGTTGATTTCGGGAATGTTTCCTAAAGGCATTACCGAACGCGAATTCACATTGATTGATAAAGCATTGAATTAGGAGGAAGTATGGCAACCGTTATTTTAAGTCGTGGCGCATTGAGCATTGTGGCAAAGGAATATTATCAAAAACTCGATAAGGCACAGGAAAAACTCTTCGCTTACATCTATCACTTAGACAAAGGCGATGAAGAGCAAGCAAGACAAGCATTTAATGAATTTATTGAAAACGGCGACTTGGCGACAAAAGCACGCCAAATCTTTTTACAAAAATACAGAGATTGGGAGCAATGGCAAGCCAATCCACGGAGAAAAACAGCATGAGAATAAAATTTATCGCCTTTAGAACGGCAAGCGAAACTGCAGCAGAAGCAGAACGTGCAGAGCAATTTTTAAAAGCCGCACAATTTTGGCGCAAAGCCTATCAGTTAGCACCAAGTACGCAGGATGAAGATTGGTGCTTTGCACGTGCAGATCGTTGTTTTAAAGCCGCCATTGATACAGGCGCAATCAAGGTAAGAAAAAGCAGACAGTTAGATTTCAAGGATTTTTTGGAGAAAGGCAATGAGTGATTTTTTCATTGGATTAGCGGTGGTGATGTTGGGCTGTTTTATGGCCGCCGCATTGTTAGATGCCGCCTTGTGTTGGTTGGCAAGTTGGATAAGTAAGCACTTTTAAGGAGAAAACAAAATGAGTACCGATATTTACATCAATTTAGATTGCGGAGCCGAATTACAAATCACCAAGATTGGCGACCGCTTTCAAGTGTTAGAGATTGTCGCAGATAGTGACGGTTGGCGAAAACAAAAAGCAAGAGTGATTGGGCGATTACACAACACCATCATTGGCGCAGTGAATGAAGTCCGCAACTTTGCCTTGGCACAATATGAAGTGCTTTCACTCACTGAAATGGAAAGTGCGATCAACTCAACCAATCAAGCCATTAAAGATTACTTTGATCAACACAACGAATATTTAGCCACACGATAGGGATATTTATGAATAAATTTTCTTTTGGTTCAATTTGTTCAGGAATTGAAGCGGCATCAATAGCTTTATCTGGAGTGGGCGAACCATTGTGGTTTAGTGAAATCGAGCCATTCCCATGTGCGGTTTTAAATCATCACTTCCCGAATATCCAAAATGTTGGCGATATGAAAGGACTAGAAGGGAAAATCATTAACGGAGATATTCAAGCTCCTGATGTGATAGTGGCGGGGACACCATGCCAAGCATTCAGCATTGCAGGAGAGAGAAAATCTCTAAATGATGATCGTGGCAATCTTACGTTAATTTTAATCAAAATTTTAGAGGCAATAGATCATGTTAGAGAAAAACAAGGTAAGCAACCATGCGTCTTATTATGGGAAAACGTGCCGGGAGTATTATCGACAAAGGACAACGCCTTTGGATATTTTTTGGCTGGATTGTGTAAAGAAAATCAGCCACTTCAGCCACCAAGGGGAAAATGGTCAAACGCTGGTTATGTGCATTCAGCAAGAACTATTACATGGCGAACACTCGACGCTCAACATTTCGGACTCGCCCAAAGACGAAAGAGAGTGTTCCTTGTGGCAAGTTCTAGAAAACGAAGTGTCGCACAAATACTTATTGAGCAAAACAACACTGGAAAGCATTTTGAGAAGATCGAAAGAAAAAAAGAAACCAATACCAGAGAGATTAAGGGAAGCAATGGAAGCAATAATTATAAAAGACAAATAGAAAGAGGGATGTTATTCGATATTGCTCATAGATCTGATGTTATCAGAATGCAAAAAGATAAAGCTCCAACCCTGACAGCAAGAATGGGAACTGGAGGGAATAACGTTCCATGCGTGTTTTTATTTGATACAAACACAATAAGAAAGCTAACCCCAAAAGAGTGCGAAAGATTACAAGGATTTCCAGACGATTACACAAAAATACCATACAGAAATAAAAAATCCATTAACTGCCCTGACAGCCCTAGATATAAAAGCATTGGGAACAGCATGGCGGTGCCAATTATAAGATGGCTGGGGATAAGAATTAAAAACTATTTGGGCGAAGATATTTAAAAGGTAAATAAAAATGATGAACTGGGAGCAACAACGAGACAATAACATCGCTAAACGTGATTTAGCGATGGAAGAAACTCGTTTGGCAAGAATGGAAAGTGCGGTTAAAACTGGCCGCACTTTAGACTTGCCACAAGCAACAGCCGCACAAATTGAGCTGTTTGCGGTTGCGCCTAATCATTTTGATTATGTTGAAAAACTGCTTTCCGATTTGCCACGCAAACGCCAACGCGAACACTTCCGCAATGTGTGGTTGCGTGCTTATCGCAGTGTGAAAGATGATGGGTCAATTAGTTTTAGCTTAGGCAATAAACAAGCCCGCATTGCAAACACAACCTTGCGTGATGTGTTGACAAATCGCTTGGAAGCCGTTTTTGAGCAATATCAAATTTCTGTTTCGTGGTTGCTTGAACGCAAACGCTATTCCGCCAACTTGGCAATGCAAAAGCCTGTGGATAGTCAAGGCTTGCATTTTTATCTATTAGGCGAACGCCAATTAAAAGAAATCGCCTACAAACTCGCCTTGCACTTCAACGGATTGCAAAGCGATTTCGTGGAAGATTGTGCCAATCAAAAAGCTGTTGGGCTATTAAGTGCGGTCGATTTTTCACGTTTAAGCAGTGAACTGCACCGCCTTTGTGCTGATGTTTGCAAAAACATTGGCTTCCCGCTTAAAAGCCAACACCGCCTTGAAGAAGGTAAACGCCTTTCTGTGCAGCAGCAAGAAGGCGAATTGTTGCGTGTGGTATGCGAAAAATACTGGTTTCGCACATTACGCAGCACGCAAAAACGCCTTATTGAGCATTTGGCGATTGGTTGCGGTGAAGTGTCGGCAAAAGTCAGCCCTTACATTTCAACAGGTGCATTGAGCGATTACCGCAATCAACAAAAAGCCAACTTGGAATATTTAAAACAGATGATTATTGAAAACATTGACGATCCATCCGAACAGGTGGAATTGATGGCAATGTGGCAAAAATCTTCCGGTAATCCAGCCATCCGTTTTAACGAGATGATGAACCGCTTGCGTGGCGTGGACGAATGGGCAACTGAAAAAGGCTATGTGTCATTATTCCTTACTATGACCGCCCCTTCATCGTTCCATGCGACACACAACAATGGCACAAATAACAAGAAATGGAAAGGTGCAGACCCACGCACAACGCACGCTTATTTAAGCAAGAATTGGGCGCAGTTGCGGGCATTGTTTGCTAAACGTGGCATCGGCTTTTTTGGCATGCGTGGCGTTGAGCCGCACCATGACGCCACTCCACACTGGCACTTGCTTGTGTATGTGAAAGCGGAAGATAAAGATGAAGTGATCCGTTTATTCAAATCAAAAGCCTTGGAATTAGACGGCGATGAATTTGGGGCGAAAAAACACCGCTGCAGAGTCGATGAAATTGACCCTGCAAAAGGTTCTGCCGTTTCTTATATTGCGAAATACATTGCTAAAAACATTTATGCGGGCAATCAGAAAGATGAAACATCGGACGAAGTGGAAGGATTGAAACTAGACGAAAACGTGCAACGTGTGCGTGCGTGGGCGAACCTTTGGGGCATTCGTCAATTCCAGTTTTACGGCAATCCGCCAATTTCTGTGTGGCGTGAATTACGCAAATTAGAGAAATGGCAGTTAGATGATGTAGATGATAAGACCATTGCAGACGCGCAAGCGGTTTGTGATGTGTCTTGTTTTGCAAGCTATTTAGAGTTGCAAGGGGGCGCAATGGCTAAACGTGAAGATCAGCCTTTGTGCGTGGAGTATGAAGAAAGTGAGCCGAACCAATACGGCGAAACAAGAAAGAAAATTGTGGGGGTGAAAAATCGTTTCAGTTTTGCAAGCGTAAGAACAAAATTAAAAAATTGGGTTATCAAAAAAGGCACAGTGGCAGATGTTGCAACTGATGCCAATGCGGAGACCACCGAAACAAACAAGGAGCGTAGCGACGCTTGGACTTGTGTCAGTAACTGTAACCGAGCGAAAATTGAACAACAGGCGAATAAATTGATGTTGCCTATCGGTTTTCCGTTAAAAGCGCGTCAAATTGATATGTTGATGAAATTCGGACGGTTACGGTTGAATGACTATCGGTGGATTTGTTGTGAAAACGATCACGTTTTCATTGAAGAAAAGAAAATTCCTTTGGCTCAAGCCTTTGGTTGGGGAGAAAGTTTGTGGGATTTTCGGGTTAATTGATTAAAAGTGAGGTTGAAAATGAGAAAAAATAAAATGAATAAATACTTTTCAATGGATATTGAAGAATATCCAGCAGAAATCAAATTTCATTCAACGTTAGAAGAGGCTAGAGTTGCATGTTTAAGTTCAGCTTTAGTTGCATTTGATTTAGCTTGCGAGGACGGCACTTTTGATGAAACCGCCGCGGAGTTTCATAATGCTGTTTATGGAATTGTTTTGGGAATGGCAGAAATAAAACAAAGACCAACAACAAAAGAAGAAAAAGAACATATGATTGATTGCGATACAGGTAAACCATTTGAAATGATAGCTGAATCACCTGAAATTATTGAATATGACAATGGAGAAGAAAAATGAAAGAGTTAATAAAAAATATCGAACAATGGGCAGAAGATCGCAATTTGATTAAGGGTTCAACGCCTAAAAGACAATTCATTAAATTATTAGAAGAATTCGGTGAATTGTGCAATGGAATATCAAAAGGAAAATTAGACGTTATTAAGGATAGCATCGGGGATTGCGTTGTGGTTTTAACGATTATTTCAGCACAACGAAATCGTAATGAAATTAATATTGGAACAATGGCAGTTGAACATCATCCAAAAACAACACTCACAGCAGATGATTGTGTGATTGAATTACTTCATGATTTAACTCGAATTAGCTGTGAACTAGAACGCTATACATCTCTTGAAATGTTATTCGGTAATATTGTTTTAGATTTAGTTGAAGTTTGCGATTGCTTTGATCTTGATTTGACAGATTGTGTGCAAGCGGCATGGGATGAAATCAAAGACCGCAAAGGGCGTATGATTGACGGCGTGTTTGTGAAAGAAGGTGATTTATAATGGAACGCTATTTTTCAATAAAAGAGATCGTGCAGACGGGCATTTGTTCAGAAGCCACCGTGAAACGTTGGATTTCTAGCGGAAAGTTAAAGTCTTATAAATTCGGTCGCTCCCGCAAGATTGCGGAAAGCGACTTGAACGAATACATTAAGACTTGTCGGCAATAATTTCTTTGAATAAACCATTCGCACATTTTTCAACATAGTTGGCCCATTCTTGAAACGTCTTTAATCGGTAAGGCAAATATTCCGCCCGATTATAGGCGTTTCGTATTTCATCGGAATTCAAATGGCTTAGGCAAATTTCGATGACTTCTTTATCTAATCCAAGTTCTAGGCGATTATCATTGCAATAGCTGCTGAATAGCGAGCGTATGCCATGATTTGTCATAGTGCCTTTGTATTTGCCGCCGTCCATTGTTTTAATCACTTCATTCGGCGTTTGGCTATTAATATGCTTTTCATTTCTCGCCTTTGACAAAGTGGACGGGAACAAATATTCCTTGCTTGTGTGTTGCTTTATGTATGAAAGCAAGGTTTCTGCCTGTTTACTTAATGGCACAAGGTGCAGGCGCTCCCCTTTCCCACCTTTTGAAATTTCTACTTGCCACACTTTACCATTCGGCAAATGTTCGTGTTCGATGATGTCAGAATATTTCGCGCTGACGGTTTCGCTTGCCCTTGTGGCGTTGAGCAATCCCCACAAAATTGCAAGTCGCACTGTTTGGGATATGTTGGCCCGTGCAAGGCTGATCATAAATTCCGGTAAAGCTTTGTAATGGATTGATGGGTGATGTTTGTTTTTGTTCACTGCAGGGAGATCATCGCCAAGATATTTCCATTTGTTGTTTTCCCAATATTCAAAACGTTCAGCATATTCTGCGATTGACTTTAAAACTAAATAACGCTTTTTCAATTCAGCCGTTGCGCCTGATTGGCGATAAGATTCAAGCACGGATAAGCCGTGTTTTAATGTCAATTCTTTGAAAGGTACGTTACCAATTAAATCAATGGCGGCATTGACACGTCTTTCTGTATCAATTTTCGTTTTATCTGTGTAATTGCCTTGTTCTTTGCCGATTTTCGCACGATAGAGCAACCATTCATTCGCAACATGAGCGAATGTACTTTGCTGTTCTTTTAATGCGTCTATGGCTTGTTTTTGCTCAAATTCGTGTGGGTCAATCTTATTGGCTAATAGTTGGCGAAATTCTTGCGCTTTTTGGCGGGCATCTTTAAGCGATACAGTGGGATAAGTGCCGATGGTTTTTTCAGTGCGTTTTAATGTGTAGGGGCGTTTGTAATTAAACACCCACGTTTTCACCCCGTTTGGCTTGACGACAAGTTTAAGCCCTTCCCCATCGAATAAATAATAGATCTTTTCTGCCGCTTTGGCGTTGTTTACCTGTGCAATGGTAAGCTGCTTGATGATTTTTGCCATGGTAGGAATTTCATAAAATGGTAGTAAGATTTTGCGCATTGTAAGTTCTTACTTCCATTTTTACTACTAAAAAATGTGATCGTTTGTGAAATTAACTGATCTTTTGAGCAGTATTAAGACACTAAATAAAAACGGTCAAACTATTGATTTTTCAATAAATTTGACCGTTTGTGATCTTTTGTGATGTTGTTTGGTGGTGGAGCTGGCGGGAGTTGAACCCGCGTCCGAAATTACTCTACCTTCAGTACTACACGTTTAGTCTCGTCTTTAAT